TTAGCTGCAACATGTCCGCGAACCCAGTGCAGCTATCCACCAGAGACTTGGGCATATTAGCCGACAAGTTGGTGGCCACAGTGGAGTACGACAGAGTGCAGCGACTCAAGTCGTGAATGTTTTTGGGCACGTTAGGCTTGGGGCCGTAGTTATAGATGTATTCCGTCCCCATAACGTAGCTCCCCTCGTACACCATCATGGTGTCCATGTGGTGAGGGATCCTTTCAAAAACCCCGCCCTCTTTCTTTTTGTAGTCGTGGCCCTTGTAGAAGAAGCCCGTATTACCATGGCGGTTTTCCTTTTCCTCAAAGTGCAATTTCTCCAAGCACTTGAATTCAAAGTCTAGAACCTCAACCGTGTATTCATCATAACGATCCGGCCTGTTCCTGTTTTGATATGCGTCGTTGTTGTTGTTGCCCCTAGGTCGGGCAGTCTTCATGATCTTCTTAATCTGATCTTCAGAGATTTCACCACCCGACTGTCGAATCAATTCAGATACAGAGATGTTTCTGATGTGACCTGCGTACACCAACTCATCCATATTCGGATCGTCGGTGTTGCTGTAGATGAACTTAATGGGGTCAACGTACTCTTCTACAATGCCATAGTTCGGATCGTTGCGTCGCTTTACGACAGCCATGCCCAGAATGACTAGGTCGTTGACGCACCTACGGAACGTACTCTCATCAAACTTATTCCAGCTCAGGGTGATGTCGGTAGCAACTTGAGCCGCAATCTCCGCGTCAGTCTTTGAGTTGGATCCAAGGAAGATCTCTGCCTCCTCAGTTGTTTCGGGCAGCTGCTCTGGATCCTTGTCCAAGATCATTCCGCCCGTCATCTCTTTCAGTTGCATAAGCTTGTCGCGCAATGCAACCTGATTCATCAGCCTGTTTTTCTCTTCGTCTTTCGCACTAAGAGAAAGAGAGTCGTTGGCCTCTAGGTTCGGGTATAGCTTTTTAGAGAGCACGTTGTTGACGACAACGCGAACGAACTTGGGGAGAATGGGTACTGGGGTGTAGTCAATATTTAACAAGGAGCCGTCACCTGCATTAGGATCAAGGTTCGTCAAAAGCCGCTTGTAAATTGTGGTATCTTGTACGCCGTTAGCGTAATCTCGGTTGCGCTGAAAAATCTGATTCCGTCTCCCGTAGACAGAGCCTTTTTGATTTACGTCACCCCATTGATCCTCAATGGCCTTAGCGTATCGAAGGCCATATTCCTTGCTTAGCTTCTCCTCCCTTGGAGCAAGAGGGTCGGGAAAGCCAGACTTGACGTTATTACTGTTATACATTTGCGACCCTGAGAGTTATTGCAAATATATAAATTCATCCCATGGACTTATATCGCCTAAAGAACTTGACCTCATCAAACTTAGCTGGAGCTTTTTCTTCTTCATTTTTTTGAGCGCCAATCAATGCGAGTCCAGAGCTGATAGAAAGGTCATACTTAGTTCTCTTGTCAATTCTGAAGTTAATCCAGTCTTCAAGAGTCCTGTTAAAGTACATGGTTCCGTAGTCCCCCTTATCAGAGTCAAAACCCACGTGACTGTGAATGTATGACTCTATACATTGGGCGTGAGTGTGTATCACGTCTTGAGAGTTTGAGGGTATACCCTTTGTCTTTACTGACTGTCTAGCCGAACTGCTCTGAAGAGAGCTGGGTCTATCCATAAGATACCCGTCGTATCCACGCTCCTCAAAGTACCTTACTATACCATACTTATTGTTCTCAATAAGCAAAGGGTACCCGTAAAAAAATGCAGCCATCAAAACGTCCTCATAGAAGATCTTTGCGAGGGGAGGGCGAGAAGCATACTCCAAGACGAAATGGTTGCAGGGGTAGTTCATATTGAACTTGTTATATAGGTGAAGAGCTCCCTTAGAGCCCCTTCCATCCACAGTAGCGTCAATATCATAGCTATCCACGCCGCCAACACCAATGTGTGGATGAGGCGCCACGAGTCTTCCCCGCACTTCTTTCTTTTTGTTGCGTATCTCTGGCGGAGCAATCCAAGAAGTATAGAACTTTCCTTTAGCATCAGGGTAGAAAATAACTTGAGTGTCTTTCTTTCCGTCCTTCCAGACAAAGTTCCCCCTTACTACGGGGTTGGGGAATAGATCGTCGTTGTAAGATATTTGGTCGTATATCTTCCCGATGTTAAATAGGCTACTCTCGATGCTATCTCGAAATGCCTCGTCAGATGTGAAGGGGAACTGACGAACAACCTCGTTTAACTCAGATGCGTTTTGCTTGAGGCTGTCCCTTTCGTTCTTCAGGTACGTCTTCGCCCCCATATGAACGTACTCACCATCAATGCCCAGCACATCGCCATCAGGATCGTCTACGATAGGATTACCGTAAACATCAAAGAACCCTTCTAGAGAGTCATATGACGGAATGAACAGGCGGTACAAGCCAGTTCGGGTTCTTCCGTTGGCGTTTCTTTCAAGTGGATTAGAGTCCGCCCACAACCCCTTGTACTCCTTGCCACCTTTGTCCATAGGGTTTACCGTGCTGCCGACCATGGCCTTGCCCACCACCTTTCTTCCTACGATCAAGCATGTCCTCTGAATCCTCCAAGCCTCCCTGATGTCAGTGGGCTTCTCCCACTTTCCTGCCTCGTCGAGATAAAGAAGGTGGACCTTCTCACCGTCGTATGCGTTGTTGGTGGTGTTCTTCCAGTTGATAACACTGTTCAGCGCCTCTCCAGCTTGAGCGGTTTTGTTCTTCTTCGTAATCTTTTTGGAGGGTTCGCGGAAGGCTAGCTCCATACGCGGGTTGGTGGTACCGTCTTGGATGGGCTTGAAGAAGAACGGGTACTTACGGAACATCTGCACCACCTTTTTCATGAAGATGTTTTCTTGTGCATCCTTACCCGTCTTGCTCTGTATCCCGAGCAGCTTGTCTTTTACCTGAGTAGCCTCATCGACAAGAACAGCAGAACAGATATTGGTGTACCCAGATCGACGGCACTTAGTGTACAGCTGACCTAAACATCTGGGGTCAGCCTCGCACGCAGCCATGTGCAAGAAGATGTCCCTTTGAAAGCTGAGGTAGTATGGGTGGCCAACATCAAGGTTGGTCCACTGCAACATCATGTAATGACGACCCGTGATGTATGTAGGGACACCGTCATTAAAAAACCAAACGCCCTCACGCCGACGGACAAACTCTTGCTCGATATATGGACGAAACTTTTCTCTGAACTCCCTTGGCATTTCTGCCCACTCATCCATAGAGCGAATACGCGATAGCTCAGGCGGTACTGACTGCCGAGTCCATTTCTGCTCTGACCGAGGTAGTTCGTGAAAGAGGATTTTACTTTTCTTAGGCGCTTTGGGGAGCACAATGACAAGCCCACCGAGTTCGATAGTCTCACCCATCGTACCGTTGGGACAAATGCAAACACCCCAGTCCTCATAGTCCTTTAACTTAACCAGCCTATCCATTACCTAACCAAGGTAACGTAGCCATTTATAAGGTAGGAGTCGGATGAGAAAGAAGACGTGCACTTTAGCACATAAACATAAACCCCATCCTGAACGTAGTACTCGTCACCGCCAAGCCAAACGTCGTCGGGATCCAATCCCTCCCAAATCAAATCACCAGCTCTAGAGTACACAGATAAATTCCATTCAGACCAACAACCAGATGGGGTTTCTGATTCCCACGCATCATTAACACCATCGTTGTTAGGGGTAAAACTGTTTGCAATATAAATAGGACACTCAGAAAGCGGGTGAAGGCACGGATACCCTGTGTCGCAATCAACCTCTAAGAGGTCGTACTCATATAGATAGATAGTATCTGTTTCGTATGTGGTCCAAAAGATCGTGTCGTAGTTCGTAATCTCGTTTACCACAAACACCGTATCTGTAAGGTACTCAGTTACATAGAGGGTGTCCACCACATATATGTAGGTGGTGTCGTAAAAATACCAGTTGATTGCTACGGGGATGGTGTCATACTCTGTAATAACGACGGTGTCTGGCGGGAGCTCGACATACACCGTGTCCACCTCAACCAGAGTTACCGTGTCTGGCGGGAGCTCGACATACACCGTATCGTATACATAAATGACCTCAGGAACATCCTCAGGACACATGATGATCCAGTTGTCCTGCCAATTAGAGTCTTCATACAACCCACAGCAATCAGGGGTGATGCCGCCGCCAAGACTACCAACTTCAGCCCATCCGCCGTTGTCAGCGTACATGGTTGGGCCATAACTAATTTGCCAGATGACAGCCTGAATGCCAAAACCCTGATCCATCCAAAACTCAAATGCATTGAGAAGGTTGGAATAAAGACTATTGCTATTGGCCTGATAGAAGTCATCAAGCGGAAACGTGATGGTGTCTCCCGTATAGTACGGTGGGTCTACATTGTAACCTGCCCATACATCCAAATTGGTCCAGTTGGAGGATTGGGTCGTGGTCGTAGCAGAGTATATCCAACCGGGGTGGTTGCTGTCGTCAGGGGTGCTCAACCCCCACGGGAAGTCCCACCCCTGATTCATTGCATTGCAATCGTCATCAAGCGCTTGAAAACCAAACTGAATTTCAGCTATGGCCGTCGGGCCTGACGTACCACCACAACTCTCAGTGTTGTTAAACGCAACAGTAATGGTGCCGCCGACAGGATTGAACTCAAGGAGCTCAAGATCACACTGAGCATAACCCGCTACAGGAAACCACAGCAGAAGAAGCCAAAGCCTAGCCATCTGCAGGGTGTTCGTGCATCTTAGGGTCTTGAGTGAAAGCGCAAGCCCGAATAAAGTCCATATCGATAAACAGCGGGGTCTTTTCTCCAACATAGCCACTTACAATATTGAAATCCATGTGCTCCTGAGCCTCTTCAACAGACATGCCGTCTCGAGCAACCAGAATATTGCGGATTTTGTTTACGTCATAAACGGCCACGGGGTTCATCCCACAGCTGATTCCTATTAAAGCCAAGTCAAACCCGTCAGCAAGAAGGCACTCTTCTTCTTCTAACGACTCCATCAGCCTATCCCAGTCTTCGTTCTTCCAACTCATTTTGAAAATCTTTCTGCAAAACCACCAGAATAATCATTTTCCGAGCTCAATTCACCGCTTGTGGACAGATCCTTAATCATTTGTTCCAGCCGCTGCCTCTCCACAACCAGCTCCTTACAGTCCAAAGCCGTTTGCTTGATAGCTGAGAGCTCTGCCTTTCGACCAGAACCATTCAGCTCTTGATCTACAGGCTTCTTGATCTCTTCGATCATATTGTCGATAGCTACCTCCATGCTTGCCATCAATCGCTTTGCTGCGTTAGTCGTTGTAAACGTAGAGGAGGTCCGTTGGGTCGACCCTGAATTTTTCTTCGCCATCAATTTTAATACTGTAATCCATGTTCTTCTTGAACGCCACGATATCCCCCTCCGACAATCCCAACTCCTCAGTAAGGTGATTACCCTTCCAGAGCTGAGCCTTTTTTGGCGGAGGCTTTTTGTGGGTGATAACCTCTATGATTTCAGATGTCATCTCGTCCTCTTGATCGACGGGCGTCATAAGGCACCAATCCCCCAAGGTGCTCACCTCTCCACTGTCCTTTTCTTTATACGCGATGGCCTGATTCGAAACGCAGGTGATGGGGTCGTAGAGAACAAGGTACTCCTTCTCCTGAGTCCCTAGGGGCTGGCCTTCTTGAAGCACAACCCGATGGTGGAAGTACAGAGTGTCCCCAACTTGAACGGGGGTGTCGTGTTTTGCCGGCAGCGCGGTTACCGGCCCCTCCATAACCCTGTGCTCAAACTCGTTAAAGCGATTGGCTACATGAAGCTCTAGACCGGAGTCAGTGGTCATAGTATCGTTAAGGGTTTTTTCCAGCTTAACGATAAAGTGATTCATTGCTTTCATCAGAAATTCAAATCGTATTCTACAATGCAGGGCATGTCGTCGATAGACTTCCACAGGGAGGTGCCCTCTTCGCCCTCTAGGTAAACCAAGTATCTGTTTTTGCTATACCGATGTAGGTGCTCATGATCGAAAACAATAGCAGACACCCACCTATTGCCAGCCTTCATACCAACATAGTAAGCCATAGCGTCCTTCGGGTTTTGGCCGATGACGATCTTTCTAATCAATCCCATCACTCGTCGCCTTCAGAATCAATTCCCGCATCGTCAAGCATGTCGCCAAGCGTGTATGTTTGTGTAGGAGGGGCGTCTT